TGTCAAGTAATTGGTACATCTTTCGCAGAAGGCACAGGTGCTCCTGATGCTTGGTCTAGCGAGATTGAAGATGACTTTGGCTATACTCAGATTTTTAAGACAGCCGCTGAGATGTCGAATACCGCTGTTGCTACCCGCTATCGTGGGTATGCTGACGAGTGGTCTCGTATCTGGGCTCTTAAACTTCGTGAGCATAAGGTAGATATTGAAAGAGCGATGCTGTTCGGTCAACGGGCACGTCAGAACTCTATTCAGTACACTGAAGGCCTAGTCGGAAATATCATTAAGAATGGTACAGCTCAAATGACGGATGCTACGGCGTTAAGTTACTCTTCTGGAGTTCCTTATTATCGCTCAGTGGCAAATATGTCATATGACGTCATTCTTGGGGATATGGAAGTCTTGTTTGACCCTGCCCGTGGTGGCAGTGCTGATAAGCTCGTGCTTGCTTCATTACCTGCAATTACAATCTTTAACAAGCTTGGTAGTGCCGGGTTTGTTGATACGTCAATTGGTAATGAACACAGGTACAACTTCTCATCTAGCAAAGGCGCATTCGGTCACAACATTATGAAGATTGAAACCGTTCACGGTAGTCTTCATATGGTGAAAGAGCCTCTGTTTAGAGGTGTTGCTTCAGGGTGTTTGCTGATTGCCGATATGGGCAAATTAGCTTACAGACCTCTTGTTGGTAATGGTGTTAATCGTGATACGGCTGTTGAGACTAACGTGCAGGCTCCGGATGAAGACTTGCGTAAGGATATGATTCTTACGGAAGCTGGTCTGGAAATTACACTGCCAGAAGCTCATATGTTGTATAACATGGAGGACGCATAACATGAGTTATTTATCACAGATAAATGACAGTTCTGGTTCTCTTGGCGATTTTAGCGCGATTAGAAGGCCAGTAGAGGCTGTTACTAATGCGTCAGCAGTGACTCGTACGTTGCATGAGGAAGAATCGGGTACGCTTTTTTATCTGGACTTATCAGCAGTTGATAACGATATTGCATTTACTTTACCAGAAGTATCAAATGCTAAGGGTGTTTTCTATGATTTTACTTATATAGTAAACTCAGATGACGATGCTGACTTTTCGTTAACTACTGGGGATAACAGTGTAGATATATATGGGTACATGGTTGCTGGTGCTGCTAACAGTACGGTTGACGATGTTGATGGTCTATCTAAGATAACCATAGATGGTTCAGTCTCTCAGGCTACTAAAGGCTTGAGAATGTCTGTTGTGTCTGATGGAACAAGCTGGCATTTAAGCGGTTACGTTCCAGTAGCAATTGGTACGGTTGTCGTGGTAGAGTCTGCTTCAGCGTAGTCCTAATGAATAGGGATTAACAGTTTTGTTCACTGTGGGGCAGGTCGTATAAAGGGCTTGCCCCTAAAGAACAAGGTGGCTAGAGGGTCATACTTCTTTCCACCACTAGGTGATAAGTTTATTAGGGATAATATTGGTAATTTTGTTCATGTTATACCATTTGGGAAGTCGTCCTAAGTGGTACGAGACTAGAGGTAAAGAATGAAAATTGCAGGCATATGTAGGTCTCACGGTTATTATAAGGGACGGGATTGTCCCAAGTGTAAGGCTGTGCCAAAGAAAGAATCTCCATATTTCTTCATGCGGAGCGAGATTGGGAATAGAACAGACATTGAGTCAACACCAATAACGCTCGATGAGAGTGTTGATATTATGAGAGGTCAACAATATGTTTAAAGTTAATCAGTTAAGCAAGAGGAGGTAGTTATGCCATACGGCCCCGGAACTTACGGTAAGCAGGTTGGAAGGCCTAAAAAGAAGGTAAAGGCACTCAAGAAGAGGAAGCTCAAGCCAGCGAAAGGCAAGCGCATGCAGAGGAAGAAATAATGGCTAACGAATTAAGAATTGAAGCTCAACTGGAATACAGTAAGAGTGGAGTTAAGGAGAGTATGCATACCTCTGCTTTTGTGGATGTGTCAGGAGATTCGTTTAGCAAGGTAATACAAGAAATACCCACAAGCGGTAGGGAACAGATTTCTGTACTAGCGGATTTAAGTACTTATGGGTATGTGTTTATAAAAAATATTGACCCAACTAATTATGTTCAAATTGCAGATGAAGATGATACTAACTACTTTTGCAAGTTGAAAGCTGGTGAGTTTGCTTTGTTTCGTGCCGCTGATAGTGATTATTTTGCAATAGCAGATACAGATGCTGTTGATTTAGAAATTATGGTGATTGAAGATTAATGGCATCGTTTCAAGTTCAGATTGAAGACATGGTTGGGATTGTAGGAAGTTCGGCAGATACTACAAGTGATACCACTGCTATAACTTCTTGGCTTACAGATGGAGCTAAGGAAATTATTAATGCAATGTCACCAAATTTACTTGCATTGTGCGCGACGGAACAAACACTTACGCCAAGGGCAGTAGGAAGCGAAAGTTCTGCGGCGACTCTTAAGACAGGAAGAGTTTTTAATGTAAGGCGTAACGATGGTACGATTGACCAGCCTTGTAGGCTTGTCTCTTCAAGAGTTAAGGGACGAGTATCTGACCCGGATGAGATGGATTATGCTACAGCAACAGACCCGGTATACTATATTGAGAGCAATTATCTCAATATTCTTCCATCTTCTTCTAGCGCAGTAGGAAAATATTCAGAGGTTCAGTACCCTTCGGTAACTTACGATATTGATGCAATATCTACTTTTCCTGACGAAGCTGAATATTTGGTAGTATTATATGCTGCTATGAAAGCATCAGAAAGAATTGTTAGTGATAATATACGTGTTGATGAGGATATTGAGCTTGCAAACGCAAGGAAAGACCAGTATACTTGGCTTCAGAATCAGTACGCAACAGGATTAAAGGCAATATCGGTATGACATTTAAAGAAATTTTATCGCGTGTAAGGCAGGTTCACGGAGAAGCAGGAGAAACCTATTGCAAGGCTCTTGCTAACGATGCGCTTATGGAGCTTAGAAAGTATAAGGTCTCTCGTAAGCGTTCAAAGATTAGTACAGTTGCAGACCAGCGTTGGTATAATATTGGAGATAAGAACTCAGATTTAAAGATTGATAAAATTTATTCGGTATATTACAAGGATGGAGATGGGGATTATCGTAAAATTCCTCGCCTTGTAGATGCAGCATATTTAGTTAACATGGACGAAAAATAATGGCTTATACTTATCCAGAAGATTATTTGGCTTGGTACATATCGGGAGATAAGATTGCCCTCGTAACAAGAAAGAATACTTCTAGTAAGAATGTATATGAATCTATTGATGAGTCTCAGGGTGATGGATTGCTTATAGAATATAGCGCGGAGCCTCGCAAGATTGAGAATATTTCAGATGTGCCAGATTGTGACAATACGTTACATACAGCAATTGTTAACTATTTAAAATGGAAATTATTTGAGGACGGAAACGATGAGGGTTCTATTATGGGGGCAAGGCGATATGGCGGTCTTTGGAATAGGGCAGTTAAGGAGCATGCCACCAGAGACAAGGTGGGCGGCTCCAGACAGGTCATTCCGTTTTCGTTCAGGTAAAGATATGCCCATGTCAGTATTCTCGGGCGGAAAGGCATACAACTTAAAAGGAGATTAAATTATGGCGTATCCAGAATATTCGGTAGTAGATTCTCAGAATATAACACTAGGTCAGAAGGGTGCAATTTTTGTAACAGGTACAACGGCAGTCACAAGCTCTAGTGGGATTTTTTGTGCGATTCAATTCATAGAAGATACAGTTTTTGATTCTGGCACTGCTGGCCTCATAGCGGAGAGTACTCAAAAATGGCCAGACTCTACGGGAACGGGCACTGCGATTGATTCTGATGGTGGTGCTGCAATAGATGGTGAAACCTTTCCTCAGGGGATGACTATATTTGGCAGATGGACAGGCTTTACACTTGCGTCTGGCGCATGTGTAGCCTATGTTGGATAATGTTAAAATTAGGATTAAGCTTAGGGACGATGGTTACCCAAACTGCACGTCTTGCGCGTAACTTATGGGCAAGGATTAGTGATGTATGGGAATTAGAAGAACGTAGCTGGGAAAAGATTGTTTAAATATCGCAACCATGTCAAAAGTTTCGGGCGGAAAGTTGCGAATCATACAAGGAAACTACAAGGAGATTAAATTATGGGTTTAACAGCACCAAGCAGTACATTAACTGGACAGGCTGTTGCAGACAGTTATGACCAGTTACTGTTTCTTGACGCAGCTGCAGGCGTTACAGAGGCGACGTTAAAGGTTGTTTCGGGAACTGCAGGAAAGACGGCTCTTCAAGTATCCGATGAGCATGTATTAATTAAGGGGGTTGATACTAGTAATGCGGCAGCATTTGCTGTTCAGCAAACAGGTGGTACTGTTGTATTTTCAGTTAATGCTTCAACTCCGGGCGTTACCATTGGTGCCGATGCTGATGGCACCGATAGAAGTATTACTTGGGGGCATTCTACCCTTAAGACAATTATGGGCATTGACGATAGTGCTGATGTATTTGCAATTAATACTGATGATGCTTTTGAGTCAGGAAATGATTTGGAGATTGATGCAAGTGGAAATGTCATTATTGGTAATGGTACTTTAAAGCCTGCTGGAGATGGCACTCAAGACTTAGGTGCTTCGGGTGCTCAGTGGCAAAATGTATATACCTCTGATTTGAATTTAAACAATACAAGTAGGGATGGTAATGAGGTTGATGGAACTACTGGTCATTGGGTCATTCAAGAGGGTGACGAAAACCTGTTTTTACTTAATCGTCAAAATGGGAAACAATACAAATTTAATTTAGAGGAGATAGGATAATGGCTTTTATACAAAGCGCAAGCACCTTTGATGATTTATGGGGAACTGGTGTGGTTGGCACTTCAGACGATGTTGACTATGGTAGTGATTCGATAGTATCAGGTAATTTTGGAAATTGGGGAGCAAGTGCAACTCAGACTCCTACTTCCGGTGTGATTGTTCGAGCTACAGGAACTTTTGAGAATACAGGAGCTATATTGAATGTTGGACTACAAACCGCTAAGGACAGAAATTCTGCTTTAACTGATACGGTTGGCGCACCCGGTGTTCCCATTGGTGCTATTGTGTCGGCAATTGGTGGTATTTTACCAGTCCCTTGGAATGAAGGTGGTGATGAAGCAAGTAAATGTGGCGGTACGCTTCAAATTCTTGCAAAGGGTAATGTAACTATCGGTGCGGCAATAAACGCTAATGCATCGGCGGCCGGTTCCGGCAAGGGTGGCCAGAGTGGTGGTCTCGTAGTTGTTGTTTCTGGTGGAACAATATCAGGAAGTTCCGCAATTAGTGTTGCGGGCGTTGCAGGTCATGCTACAGCAGGTGCTAAGGGTGGTGGCGGTGGCTATTCGGGCGAACCCGGAGGCCATGCTGGTTTAGGTGGCTCTGGTGGTGGTGCATGCAAGGGTGCCGCCGTAGGCGCGGCAGGTGCAGGCTATATAGCAGGACAGGCTGGTGGAGAAGCCGACACAGACCAAGGTGGTGGCGGTGGTGGTGCTTTGGGAGCCGCAGGGTCTAATTCTGGCGGTGTTAATGGCGGAGCTGGTGGCGACAATGATGCTATAAGAATATCCAATCTTCCCCCATCAGCCGATGGGGCAGACGGAGCGGCTGGCAACCAAGCCGGAGGCGCAGGTGGGACGTATGGAGGCGGCGGCGGCGGTGGCGGTCATCATGACGGTGGCGGTTCTACTGGCGGAGCTGGAGCCGCTGGTGGCGGTGCAGGCTCAGGTGGTGGCGGAGGCGGAGAAGGTGGCTCTGGAGGTTCTAGAGGAGTCGGAGGTGCTGGCGGAGTTGGAAGTCTTTATGTATTATCTTCTTCTTCTCCATATGCTGGCAAATCTGGCGGTCAAGGTGGCGGTGGAGGCGGTGGGTCTACTGCTGGCGGTGGTGGCGCAGGAAACGCAGG